CTATCACCAGGTCCCATGACATTACATAGTCTTAGGATTCTATACTTCATGCCAGTGGTTTGGGCAAAAGACTTGATAAGATTCTCAGCACAAAGTTTCGTGATCGAATAGAATCCTTGTGGATCGCAGTGAGCGTCTTCTTTTGCTGGAAGGATTCCTTTTCCGTAGACAAACCAAGAGGAAAGGAAGTTAAAGGTAATGTCTTCTGACCTGCAATGGTCAAGAACCTCGCAAAGGACATGTAAATTAGTGTCAACGTCTAGTGTTATTTTATCATGGACATTGTAATTGTCCACAGTTGATATGGTATAAAGGATATCATTACTCTTAGGTATACGATCATCCTTGTTTACTATCTCAGTACAACCTTCATACATGTGATAGAAATTTCTACCAATAAAACCAGGACCATAAAGTGAAATCATGTTAGTCTATCCAAATACCATGTAACAGTAGCACGTAATCCAATCTCAAAATTAGTGAACGGTGTCCATGTAGTCCACTGTGTCATCTTACTATGATCCATACCATATCTTTTATCTATACCAGGTCTTTCACCATTGATACCAATAAGAGTGGATGGTTTATTCATCATATCAAGAATCATTTTAGTCACATCTATATTTCTCATCTCACATCCACCACCTATATTGAAATGATTGTTGATAATATTTTGAGATTCTAATTCCCAAATACCAGCACAATGATCAAACACATATAACCAATCTCTTATCTGATGTCCACCTTGATGCATATAAGTTATCTTATCTTCTAATGCATTAGTAATAGTCAAAGGTATCAACTTCTCTACATGTTGATGAGGACCATAGTTATTAGAACAGTTAGTAATAAGGTAAGGTAAACCGTAAGTGTTGTGCCATGCTTTGACAAAATAATCGGAAGACGCTTTGCTTGCCGAGTAGGGGTTTCTTGGATCATATGGAGTAGTCTCCTTGAATAATTCAGTGTCATCATATTCTAAAGAACCATACACCTCATCAGTAGAGATATGATGGAACTTTTCAACCTCATGTTTGAGACTAGCATTGAGTAAATTGATAGTACCAATAACATTTGATTCAAGAAATGGTCGATAGTTCTTTATAGAATTATCTACATGAGATTCTGCAGCAAAATGCCATACCTTTGATGGTTTATACTTATCAAAGATATAATTTACATGCTTCTCATTACTTATATCACACCACTCAAAAATAAAACTTGGAGGAACATATGATAAGTCAGCAGCATATGATAGGTTATCTATTACAACAACATCTTCTGGATCAGTGTCAGTATGATCTTTTAGATAATGAAGAAAGTTACTGCCTATAAATCCTGCTCCACCTGTAATAAGATAAGTCATTCTGTACCAAACTCATTGATTGTGGCATATATGTTAGTTGGTTGTACCCTACCATAATCATCTTCCAGTCTTATAATATCATCTTCCTTACATGTACCACGTTGTACTTCAATAATAAGTACACCCTCAGGACCACCTGCTAGACGATGTGTTTGTTCTATACCGATGTCAAAAGTATCACCTGGTTTACACTGTCTTTCAAGAGTACCTTGTGTAACCATACCACTACCTTTTACCACAGTCCAGTGCTCTGCACGTAGATTGTGGTACTGTAATGACAGTCTTTGATTAGGTGCTACCCAAATCTTTTTGACTGCATAGTTGTCACCTCTACAGATGCACTTGTACCATCCCCAAGGACGTTCACGTTTGATACTCATCTTATCACCCCTGCATCCATAAGATCATACTCTAATTCTTCTAGTATTATATTATAATCTTTATCCCTATCATTATAAAAATACACTTCTTTATCTTTGTAATAATTATAAAGTTGTTTATAAAGTTTTGGTTGATCTTCTTCAAGATCTGACTTACCCTCCACTGCTGAAATTAAAAATGGTGTATCATACTTGAACTGAGCCAGAAACGAACCCCTTGTCATTTTTCTTGATAAATTTACCATTATAGTATAGCATCAGCGAACATCGAAGTCAAGTTTTCTTACCTTCCTTTTACTTCTCTGCTCTTGGAATGAAAGGTCTTCTGGTGACATCCATTCAGGTACAGGATAAATCCTGGCATTGCATTTTTTACATGTCTGAATTTTATCAGACGCAATTATCTTCTCTCCACATCTACAACGTAATTTCCATTCCATTAATTTTTTCCCCAAATCTGTACTGATCTCCTTGGATAAGGTGCTCTTGCTGTTATTTGTGTTACTGAATGTGGTTCATGCTTTGTGTTTATAACCAGTGTTCCTGGTGATGGGCATATAGCATGAAGACCATCAGACTCTTCCCAAAGAAATAAACCACCCCATTCTTTCTTCCATTCGTTTAGGTATAAGGTAGCACCAAAGACATGACTGCCATCATCATGCCAATTTATACCAGAATGTTTTAACCAAAGATGATAATTGAAACTTATATTATTAGATGCTGGAAGATGTTTTATAAGCGAAGATCTTAGTCTTAGTAAGATCAATGATGAAGGTGTTGCTGATAAACATGATCCAGATATATCATCAAATAAATTTGAATTCCATTGAAGATGACTAGATCCCCAACATCTTGATTTCTCTGGGTCTGCGTAACTATCTATTTCAGAATTGATTACACCAATAGTAGACTCAGGTATTAAGTTGGGTATAATTCTCATGAGAAGCTTTCCAATCAGCATCAAATATTTCTAATCCTTTCTCAGTAAGGATATGATTGTACATCTTATCAAATACTGTTGGTGGTATAGTACATATGTTAGCACCATATTCAAATGCTCTACCTACATCTCTTACATTTCTAATAGATGCAGCTAGAACCTCAGTTCTACTACCCCAGTTCTGTCTAGTATATATGTTTGCAATATCTTTTACAAGACATAGACCACCAAAGGAATTATCATCTACTCTACCTACAAATGGTGAGACATATGAAGCACCTGCTTTAGCAGCAAGTATTGCCTGTGATGGTGAAAATATAAGAGTTACGTTTACCTTTATCAATTCTCTAGATAACTCACGACAAGCAAACAAACCTTCTGGTGTACATGGTACTTTAATCGTTGCACACTTACCAAATATTTTAGCAAGTCTTCTACCTTCTACTACCATCTCAGGACCATCACCAACAACTTCCATGCTAATGTCATTGTATCCAATATCTCTTAGTTCCCTATACACATCCTCTGGATCTCTACCACTCTTTCTAATAAGTGATGGGTTTGTTGTAACACCGTCAATAAGACCAGTCAGGAAACCATCGTGAAGTAGTTTAGTGTCTGCAGTGTCGAGAAAAATTTTCATCAATGTGTAAGAAGCGTTACTATATCTAGGGTCATTATAATGTATCATATAAACATTGTCAAGAAAGCTAAATAAGCTTGATCATGTTAGCCAAAGTTAATGAAAAGAATTCTCTTTGCTCTTACATTATTATCAGTAGGTGGTCTTGCAGTTCCAGCTAGGGCTGACATAACTCACCGAATGACTTCTTCGACTCAGTTGCAGGTTAACGCTGCAGCAACTCAAGTTTCTAGAATAGGAAGTACATATTCTGCTTCTGGATCTGGTGTTACTATGGACGTTGGTGGTGGTAACTCTGCTGACGGAGTAGTTGGTGGTCTTGGTACTTTGACTGACGGTGTTGGTCAAGGTTCTATCGCTACAGCCACACAGACAAGTGCTGGTGGGGCATATAATTTCACCCAATCATTTATTGAAGGTGATGCTATTGTAACTACAGCACCAGCTTTAGGTGCAGTTAGTGCATACTCTAATCAAACATCTACTGCTGTTGGTAGTGGAACTGGTACAGGTACTGTAACTTCAGCACATGCTGTAACTGCCGTTGGTGGTGGTACAGGTACTGTAACTACAGGACAATTCGTTACTGAATTAGAAATCAACTAAGTAAGATGAGAAGGGTTTTATTACTACTTCTCCTAGGTACTGGGACTGCAGCGAATGCTGTCCCAGTGGTCCCTAATTTTACCCAGGGCTCAATGACCAGCCATACGGAAACTACGTCTACCGTTACAGAGACGATTAATAGTATGGATTACGCTACAGGCTGGACGTATTCTGTTTCTGGGACAGGGGTTGAACTTGAAGCAGGGTCAACAAATGTTGCTCCTGATGTTACTACAACTCATAACAATACCGTAGACGGTGTGACAACAACATGGACTGGATTAGATCTTTCAACACAAAACAAACCAAACTTCGTACAAAGCACTCCAGGAGCAGCTTTTCAATTTACAGAACATTATTCTGGACCAGGGCTTCAGACGCACACAGTAATTCAGAGGACCAGTACCGTAACGTCCGTCACAGACACAACAAGTATATTTCAGCAATAATAGCGAGTCTTACTATAATTCCATCAGGTTTACCAGTACTAGCACAAACAGACGTTGGTGGTGTTAGTGCTACTGCCAGCCCGATAGCTAATTCTACTGGCTCAGTGACCAATCAGGCTATACAGGTATTGCAAGGTCCATATATAACAAATACTTATGGTGGTGGTATCCAGTGCCAGGGTAGTACCATGAATGTGACACCGTTCCTAACTGGATCGATAGCACAACAGCATCCCTATGAAGACATCTATCAAGATCCTGTCTATAACAACGTAGACGCTGACGATGATGGTGTACCTGACAATCCAGGTGAGGTACTATACTACGTTCCTACACGTACTGGTCAGAAAAATAATACAAATATATCTGTAGGTGTCTCTGCTACATGGTCACGACCATTAGATAAGAAACTACAACAACAATGTAAGGAAGCAGTTACAGCACAAATTGCTTTGATGAACCAAACAAATGCTAATAAAAGATTAGACTTTGAGATAGCTCGTCTCAAAAACTGTGGAGAATTGATGAAGGCTGGTATCATGTTCCATCCCAAATCACCATACGCTAAGGTATGTGCTGACGTTATATTAGTAAACCCACCTGGAGTGGTAGCACAACATCAGCATACTCTACCTAAAGAAGAAGTTATACCACAAGAAGTAAAAGCAAACGGTAATGCAGAGTCTTTAGGGACATTCAGTATTGGTAAACCTTTAGACAAATAATTATTTCTTCTTACTCTTATTTTTGATAGGTGGTAAACCTTTCTTCTCCCTATATTCATTAGTAAGTATCTCTTGACGAGTAGGTTTAGTAGGAGCCTTACCAGTTATCTTGGTCAATATCTTTTTGATTAGTGGTTTAAAAACCTTTAGTATCAGATCTGCTAATGGCTTTGCTAACAATGCAGATGCACCAGCAACAGTAGCGATCACAGCAGTAGTTGCTGCTACTTGACCACTAGGTAGGAATTGTTCTACTACACCTATATCTTCATATAATTCTACACATATAAGTGTTCCTTGTGGTGTCTTTTGTAATTCATGACCCACCACTTTTTCTTTTTCACTAGGTCCAACAGCACCAATACGTAAAGATGTTGGACCAGGACATTCTGGATCACCTTCTGTTGTAGGTATAGATGGTGTCTCTGGAGTAGTAAGATCTGGTTCAGGTGGTGGTTCAACAGGTGGTGCTGGTATATCTCTTACTATAATAAGTTGATCTGGAGTATAATCCATCGGGTTATACGATGGAGTATGAGCATCACAGTACGTTACCGTCTTATCATCTTCTGCTAACTGTTTATTCTTATTACCACCTGGCCACTTGTTCTCTGGGTGTACTTCTACACACCCAGGTATATCTACAATGGGTTTACCAATGTAGACAGTGACAGGTACATAAGGTGAAGTAACATTAGGAACTTTAGCATCCCAAACACTTATCTCTGGGATGTTTAGTTGCCTAACATTTATTATCTGTCCATTTATTCTAGGTATCTGATTTATTTCTGACATTATATTCCACAATCATCTTGTCAGACTGCCTACCTACACTATTCAAGGTAGAAGTATGTGTAACTTCAGCATCAGTTATCAATTCCTTTTCAACAATATCTTTTATCTTGTCTCCTACAACTTCTCTTAGTTCGTGTGTCATAATAGAATAGCTCCTATAATAAATCCCTTTGCAAATGAAAGACAAAGCATTTGATAATCAGTCAAGTTGAACTTGTCCTGAATTTTCTTTGCACATTTTTTGTCCCATTCAATGACCTTATTAAGATACTTTTTAGGTTTCATCATACTCCTTTGTTGGTATATGCCAGTCAGCGTATAAACGTCTGCCTGTTTTGCCATGTGAATCTATGTAGGTCTGATCGAGACTATGCCAATGACCCAAACGAACGCCTAATCTCACGTAACTCTTCAAAATTTTTCTGTTTAGTTCCACCATCATACGACCAAGCATAACCTTCCTCAATCATTTGTTCATTCAATGAAGTATCAGCATCGCCAACGTAGAGCCAACCAAGAAGCCTACCATACTTCCCCATGCCACCCACAAGTTCAGTTCTAACAGTGAGTTCATCGTCTCCTTTGATTGCTCCATCAAGTTTCTCCTTCATCCATGCAGTAGCATCAAGTCCAAGTGCTTTTTCTTCCTTATCTCGTGTCCTTTTCTCTGGAGTATCAACTCCTGCAATTCTTACCCGTTCTTTTTTGTATAAATCGAATCCAAGATCTATGGTGACATCTATCGTATCTCCATC